CGATGCGCTAATTACTGGAGGAATTCCTATTGTTCCTCGATCATTAAAATATCACAGGGATATTGTTAATATGCATGATCATATTTTATTTTATGATTATGATGATATTCAAAATCCATTACCTATTACTGAAAAAGCAAATAAAATATTTGATGAAACCGGTAAAGAGGGCATTTTAGCTCGTCACAATTTAATTATGAACAATTACCATGTCGATAATCGCGTGGAAACTATTTTGAAAGCCGTACAAAATGAATTTAGAATCCCCAACTTGGTATAAAGAAGCCGATTCAAAAGAACAGAAGTTATTTAGGGAATGGTTACAGGGCGTTCTTAGAACGGACATTGTGAATTTGACTTTCTTGAAGAAAGATGATACAATAAGAAAAATGAAGTGTACTCTTATCGAATCATCGTTACCGATTCTTGAAAAGAAAACGGATCGCGTCAGAAAAGAAAATGACGACGTGCTTTCCGTTTTTGATTTAGAGAAAAACGAATGGCGTTCGTGTAGGTATGATTCTATTAGGGAAATTAAATTTACAATAGGGGATAAAATTGGCATCTAAACGTGAACATGATTTGAGTCGTACATATGGTTCGGAACCTTCGGTTTCGCACCTCGATCCTATTTCTGTAAATTATAACGCAGACTTGATACGTATTAATAATTGGTATTCTGCAGAAAAGACTCGCGCTGACTCTTATAAGTATTACGAATATTATATTAAACATAATAAACCGGAAGATGCGAAATATTTTTCTGAAATTGAAGAGAAAGACGTGCATATCACATATGGGTGGGTTGCTAGACTAGTTCTTCAAGGCGCAAAATTATCACCTACTCACATGCAAGGTTTTAATAATGCACTTGAAGAATTGATTCGTCTAGGCAAAAATAGATTCTATAATAAAAAAGCTGTTGCTAAGGTTGTAACACCTATTGGCACAGTTAAAAAGATTTCTATTCAAGATGCAATGAAGGAAAAGACTTCTGAGTATATCGGTGAAGTCGAAGGATTGATTGATGACTTCATTAAGAATGATGTTGAAATTAATCTATACAACAATTTAAAATCTAATCAAATTCCTGGTCCATATGTTTCAGACATTAAAGAGTGGGCGCAGAAAAAATTAGATCAATATAATGCAGTTATTGATACTAAAGATTCACAGACAATTGAGGGTTATACCAATATCAATAAACGCAAACTAAAGAACTTAGTTAAGCTATTTGAGGCATTTATTGCTGATTGCGAGAAATACTCACAATTTAAGAAAGCAAATCGTAAACCTCGAGCAGTGCGAGAAAAACCAGCAGTTGCTCAGATCAAAAATCTCAAGTATAAAGTTAAAGATGAAGAACTTGGGTTGACATCTGCGAAAGCAATTGATTTGGTTGGTGCAGAACAAGTATGGGTCTTTAATACTAAAACTCGTAAGCTAGCAGTTTACACATCTGAGTCGACAAAAGGTATGACTGTTAAAGGTTCTGCTTTACAAAATTGGGCACCTGATAAATCTAAGCAAAAGACATTACGAAAACCTGCAGAGCAAATTAAAGATTTAATGGGTGCAGGTAAAGTTAAATTACGAACATACATTAATGATATTAAAGCTAAAGAACAAGCGGTTAATGGTAGGATAAATATAGATACAATCATTTTACGAATTATGAGGTAACTATATGTCGGTGCTAAAATTAACATATTGTTCGCTTATCAAGATTATTTTATCTCAGATAGGTGGCAATCCATTACAACAACTTTATTCTCAGTTGAGCGAAGGTAAAGCTCAGGCAGCTCAAGGTGGTCTGATACCAACTGGTTTATTGGAAATTAAACAACTAATAGATCAAGTAACGGCAACTATAAATTCAGCTCAAGCGCTTGCTAATGATTTTTCAGATGTTATGGAAAAAATTGGCGGGCAATTATATCAAAATCCTGTTGGTGCATCCATTGACGCTGCTATTGCAGGTATTGACGCAAGGATTGCGGCGGTCGATGCCGATCTTGTAACAAATCCAACCGATGCAACATTACTTGCTCAAAAAGCATCGCTTACTGCGAGTAAAACAGCATTACAAGAATTTAAAACAAATACTGATAGATTATCGGGTGTAGGGGCAGTATCTGCTTCAGCAAATGCTGGCGGATGCTCGTTACAAGATTTATTAGGTAGTGGGTGTACACCGAATGGCGATGTGCCTGATATTGATCTTAAAGCATTAACGGATTCATTAAAAACAAAAGATTTAATTGATGCTATTACCGCAAAAATAACTAGCGGTCTAGGAGTTGCTGATGTAGTTACTGCGTTAACGTCATTCAAATCAACAATAGATGGATTCAATTTAAATTTTAATACAATTTTAAACAAGGCGGCAATTAGAAGTGCCGTGACATCTCAAATTACACAAATTGTATTTAATCTATTATCAGGTTGCGGAAATCAAGTATTTGATTTAACATTGAAATCAAATGTTAAACAAACCTTGTCAGTATATACCGCAGCAATTCAACAGCAAAATGAAACTGGTACTGCATACTATGATATTTACGGCAATGAAGTTAAACGCGTAGATAATGTAGCATCACCCGCAACAAGTAATATAATAGTAAAACTAATAACTTAAGAAATATATCATGATCGTAGTTGACTTTAATCAAACAGCCATTTCTAATCTTATGATGGAGATCGGCAGCCGCAATGACATCGAGGTGCAAGTACCACTTCTACGTCACATGATTCTAAATTCTATTAGAAGCTATAAACAAAAATTCGGTAAAGAATTTGGCGAGATTGTTATCGCGTGTGACAATCAAAACTACTGGCGTAGAGAAGCATTTAAGTTCTACAAGGCTGGTAGGAAAAAGGCTCGCGAAGCTTCAGGTTTAGATTGGAAACAAATCTTTGAAGCATTGAATCTTATTAGGAGTGAGATTGATGTATTCTTTCCTTATAAAGTAATTAATGTCGATGGTGCAGAAGCAGATGACGTAATTGCAGTATTGGCAGAATGGTCTCAAACTAATGATACGAATAATGTATTATTCTCAGAACCAAAACCGTTTTTAGTATTGTCAGGTGATCATGACTTCATTCAATTGCAAAAGTATGAGAATGTTAAGCAATTTTCCCCCATTCAAAAGAAATATGTAAAATCAGATATTAGCCCAGAAAAATATCTGTTTGAGCATATTATTAGAGGTGACAAGGGCGACGGTGTTCCTAATGTTCTTTCTGCAGATGATAGTATTGTAACAGGTACGCGCCAAAAAGCTATTAGACAAGATAAGCTAGATGTTTGGTATAAAGATTTTGATGCTATGCCACAAGATCCAGAGTTTAAACAAAATTATGAGCGCAATCGTAAATTAGTTAGCTTTGATTGTATCCCAACTTCAATCAAAGAATCCATTATAAATACTTATACCGATAAGCCGACAAAAGATAAAAGTAAATTACTTAATTTCTTTGTTGAACATAAAATGAAGAACATGCTAGAAGTTATAGAGGAATTTTAAAGTGAAAACATCTATCCCACAAATTTTTGAAGAAGTTGAAAAAGCTGGATCTAAAGAAGCCAAGATTAAAACATTAAGGGCGTATGATCATCCTATTCTAAAAGGGATGCTACAAATTAATTTTGATCCAAATGTTAAAATGAATTTGCCTGAAGGTGAACCCCCTTATAAAAAGGACACATCTATACCTGCAGGATACTCCGAGACAAATCTTTATGTAGAATTTAGACGTTTCTACATTTGGTTACAAAATGATGTTAATTTGACTAGGGCTAGAAAAGAACAGTTGTTTATTCAATTGCTTGAGGGCATCCATTGGACGGAAGCTGAAGCAGTATGTCTAGCTAAAGACAAAAAGCTACAAACCAAATATAAATCATTAAAAGAAGATTTAGTTAAAGAAGCGTTCCCCGGGTTGTTGCCAAATAAGCCAATGATTCCTCCAGTAGGAGAACCTAAAGCAAAAAAGACGGATTCTTTGAACGCATCCTGACCTGGTTCAAAGAAAAACCAGTTTCTGAGCCAAAAGAACAATGGTCAGATCAAGGATCAATACCAGATGATCCTAATCACGATAGTAGAATGTTTCTCGAACACAAATATAGAGCTTTTGATAGGACTTGACAACATCGTCTAAAGATGTTATAATTAATTATTCGTAATGGAGTTTTTATGACAATGCATATTGTAGGACCCTGGTTATCTACAAACGGTAAGAAAAAAGGTAAACACAAGTATCGTTCTGCTGAAGAAGCAAAGCGTGCCCGTGACCTTGACGACAGCTGGCAACAAGTACTTGCTCAACACGGGCAAGCAATTCAAAAGAAAAAAGTAGAAAAGACATTCGAGTCTTTATCATATACTTTATCTGCTCCTGTAGGCAGACAAACAAGCAATCACATTAAGAGTTTAGACACTGGTCATAGTGGCGCAGTTCGTACTAAGGATATTCCCCGGTATACTGGGACGAATATTATCGGTATTGGTACTATGCACAAATCTAATGCCGTACCTATCTTTAGTGATGATGA